TAACTATGTGTTCAATAAAGATAATGATGGTTTTGTTTCTTTATACACAATGTTTAAAGATGCACTAATACAGAAAAACGGTATTGCAAAGATATACTGGGACACGTCAGAAAAACGTGAACAAGAAACATACGAAAAACTAAGTGATGACGAATACACCATGCTTATAGATGAAGCAGGTGTAGAGGTAAAAGAACATTCAGAGTACAAAGATACATTCGCAGAAGAGCAAAAAGAAAAACTAAAAGAGCAAACTCAAGATCCAATGTTGCTACAACAGATCGAAGATGCACCAACACCAATGTTGCATGATGTTGTAATCACAAGAGTTGAAGAGTATGGTAAAGTAAAAATAGAGGCTATACCACCTGAAGAGTTTTTAATTGAAAGAAGAGCAAAAAGCATAGAAGACGCAAACTTTGTTGCACACCGTACAACACAAACAAGAACGCAATTAATAGAAGCTGGTTTTGATGTAGATATTATTGATAGACTTCCAACTGATGTTGCTGACAAATTTAACGAAGAAAAAATTTCACGTTACAGAAATCTTGATTATGATTACGAAAGTAATGCAGGAGAAGGTTCTACAGATGAGATTACAGTATTTGAGTGTTACGCTAAAATAGACGTAGAAGGTGATGGCATTGCTAAGTTAAGAAAGATTACAATGGCAGGCGTTGGTGGTTATGTAATATTAGATGATGAATTATGTGACAGTGTTCCGTTTGTTTCAATAACACCTATCATGGTTCCGCACAGATTTTTTGGTAGATCAGTATCTGAAATGACTGAGGATCTACAACTTATAAAATCTACAGTAATGAGACAGTTGTTAGATAATATGTATCTAACAAACAACAACAGAGTTGCAGTAATGGATGGTCAGGTTAATCTTGATGATTTATTGACCAACAGACCTGGTGGTGTTGTAAGAACTAAAGGAGCACCTGGTCAGGTTATGATGCCAATGCAAACACAAACAATAAACCAACAAGCATTTCCATTGCTTGAATACCTCGACACTGTAAGAGAACAACGCACAGGTATTACTAGATACTCTCAAGGTATGGATGCTGACTCACTAAACAAAACAGCAACAGGTGTAAATGTTATTTTAACACAAGCACAAATGAGAGTAGAGTTAATTGCACGTATATTTGCAGAAACTGGTGTAAAAGATTTATTCCATAAAATATTTGAGCTGGTTGTAAAACACCAAGACAAAGAAAGAATTATAAAAATTAGAAACAAGTTCGTACCATTCAGACCTATGGAGTGGCGTAACAGATGTAACGTAAGTATTAACGTAGGTTTGGGAACAGGATCAAGAGACCAACAACTTGCAATACTAAATAATATTTTACAAACACAACTTAAAGCGTTGGAGCTACAAGGCACACCTGCTGGTCCAATGGTAAATTTAAGAAATATTTACAACACACTATCAAAGATTGTAGAAAATGCTGGTTTGAAAAACACTGGATTGTTCTTTACAGATCCAGATGTGGGTATGCAACAAATGCCACCACCACAACCACCACAACCTACAGAGTTTGAAAAAGTATCACAACTACAAGTACAGGGTGAGAACTACAGAAAACAACTAGATAGTGAATTGAGAATTAAGGAACTTGAAAAAGGTTACCAAGAAATGATATTGAAGTTTGAGACTAGAATTAAAGAGCTTGAACTACAATACGGTACAAAAATTAACGAAGCTGAGATAAGAAGAGACGCTGTTCTTGCAAAAGAAGATTTAGTTCAGCAAGGTAAGTTACGAGAGCAAGCACAAAAAGTAGTGGATCGTCAACTTGACCAAACGCAACAAATCATTCAAAATGTAAATAATGGATCACAACAAACTAGCGAGTGAGGTATCAAGAGGAGAAAAGGCAAAACTTCTTTTAGATGAACCTCTAATTAAAGAGGCATTTGAAACTCTGAAAAGAGAATTTCAAGATGCCATATTAAATACGAAACACAATGAAGATGAAGCTCGTAGAGCTTTATGGCAAGCCTACCATCTTACAGATAGAGTTGAAAACCACCTAAGAACTGTAATGGAAACTGGTAAACTTGCAGCCACACAAATCAATCAGCTTAAAAAGAATTCGACTTAAATCGAATACACCAACCCAAAAGGGAGTGTAACATTTAAAAAAGGAGGTCGGTATGGCAGATCGCCAACCAACAAACGTAATCGAAGCAGGAAATGTAATCAAAGGTCTTATGACTGGAGAGCCATCTGAAGAGGTTACACCTGTAGAGGAAGCAGTAGCTCAATCTACACAACAACAAACAGAAGAAACAGAAGTAGAAACTTCTAGTGAAGAAACTGTAAATCCAAGTGATGTTCCATATATGGATCAAGAGAATGAAAATTCTAATGAAGAAGTAGAAGAACAGAACGAACTATCTGAGTCGGAAGATATACAAGAAAACTCTGAGGAGCCTATTTACACCGTAACCATTGATGGTACGAATTACGAGGTGACCCAAGATGAGTTAATTCAAGGGTATCAACGGAACGCAGATTACACAAGAAAGACACAAGAACTTGCTGCTGAAAAACAACAGACAAGTGATTTTGTCGAAAGATCAAAAAAAGACGTTGAGACTAAAATTGCTAAACTTGACCAATTAAATCAAGCTGCACAAGCTCAACTACAACAAGAGTACGCACAAGTGGACTTTGAAAAACTATATGACGAAGATCCAGTTGAAGCTGCAAGACTTGAGCATAAAATGCGAAAGAAAAACGAACAGTTACAACAAGTGCAACAACAAACTCAACAATTACAAATGGAAGAGTTTAATAAGTACCTTGAAGAGCAACAAAAACAATTAAGTATCAAACTTCCTGAATTGAATCATCCTGAAAAAGGTTCTCAATTTAAAAAACAAATGAGAGATTATTTATCTTCTCAAGGTTTTAACGCACAGGAAATTGATAGTGTTTATGACCACAGATATGTGTTGTTAGTAAGAGATGCGATGGCTTATCGTAATCTTCAAAAAGCTAAACCACAGATCAAAAAGAAAGCGGTCAATGCTCCTAAAGTAGTAAAAAGCGGTGTATCAAAATCAAAAGGTCAACAAGTAGCAGAGGCGAAACGTCAACAACTCTCAAGACTGAAGAAGACTGGAAAAGTTGCTGATGCAGCTAGAATCTTCCGAAGTCTCGTATAACTTAAAGGAGGAGCCAAATGGCACAACCAACTAACTTGTACGACACGTATGATACTACTGGTATTCGAGAGGACTTGGTAGATGTAATCTATAACATTAGTCCAGAAGATACTCCAATTTTATCTGCGATACCTCGTACAACCGCAAAATCAACAAAGCATGAATGGCAATTAGATGCACTTGCAACACCTGCTGCTAACTCAGTTATCGAAGGTGACGATGCAACTATTGACGCTATGAGTGCAACAACGAGAGCATTTAACTTCACTCAAATATCTGACAAAGTAATCGCTGTGTCAGGTACACAAGGTGCTGTTGATGCTGCTGGTAGAGCTGACGAAATGGCATACCAGGTCGCAAAAAAATCAAAAGAACTAAAGAAAGACATGGAATTTACTCTTATTAAAGGTCAAGTTCAAGCTGTCGGTTCTGCAACTGCTGCTAGAGCATTAGGATCTATTCCTACATGGATTGCTACTAACGGTGATGCAGGTACTGGTGGTGCACTTTCTACTGGTTCTGGAACAGACTTACCCAACTCTGGTACTGACAGAGACCTTACTGAGACAATCCTAAAGACTGTTATCAAAGAGGTTTATGAGTCAGGTGGAGAAATGGATATGCTTGTTGTACCACCGAGTATTAAACAAACTGTATCTGGGTTTAACGCCAACACAACAAGGTTTGGTCAAGCTGAAAACAGAGTAGAGTACGCAGCTATTGATGTTTACTCATCTGATTTTGGTGACTTACAAGTCGTACCAAACAGAGTAATGGCAGTAACAAGTGAGAGTAATGCTTTCCTTATCCAAAGAGATATGATGGCAACTGCTTACCTAAGAGATTTCCAAGTTCAGGATCTAGCAAAAACTGGTGATTCTGAGAAGAAACAACTCTTAGCAGAGTACACACTTGAAGTCAGAAACGAAGCCGCACATGGCATACTTTTAGACGTAAACCAATAATCTAAGTGAGGGAGCTTCGGCTCCCTCTTTAGAATCATTCTAAGGAACATTATGTATTATAAATTAACAGGAACCGTACAGAAGGTAGACTACACAGCTAGTGCTGCAAACAGTTCTGCGATTTCAGATCAGGTTAGGTATGTAAGATTGTATGCCACTACTGATTGTCACATTACAATCAGCAAACCTGCTGTGACTGCAACAGCTTCTTCAACACCATTGGCTGCAAAAGATTTTGAATATTTTAAGGTAGCACCAGGTAACATTATATCTGTGATAAGAAACTCTGGTAATGGTTCATTATTTATTTCAGAATTATCGGAGTAAGCATGACTGATTATAAAGCACCTACTACATTTAAAGTTGGATCAACTCAAACCGTAGCTGTAGGCAGTTCATCTGCTGCAACCTCTAACGCATTTGATTCACAAACAAGAGAGATAAGAATTGTTACAACTGTTGATGCTTATGTAGAAATGAACGCAACTTCACCTACAGCAACGTCATCAAGTTTGATTGTGCCTGCATTTACACCAGAATATTTTAGAGTTGCACCTGCTACAAAAGTAGCTGTGCTAAGAGTGGGATCAACAGATGGAACTGCAAGAGTATCTGAATTAACACAATGACCATTGCAACTAGGTTCTCTCATAGAGGACAAGATCGTTACAGAGATAGACGTACCGATACACCAAATGACAACTTAAAATTAGAAGACGGTACATACTTGCTTATACAAGCAGGAGATAATATAAAACTTGAACAAGCAGTCGGTACTGTATTTAGTGGCAGACCAATACCTAACTAATGGCACGTAAAGCTAAAAGTTTTATAGCACACGAACCAGGACCAAAGAAAAGAACATCTATTGGTCAGAGTGTTAGATCAAGACCTAAAAACAAAAACAAACGAAGAAACTTTAAAAGGTACAGAGGTCAAGGCAAATGACTTTTAAAGAACTCGTTGAACTACTTAAGAAAAAAGAAAAAAAAATTAAAAAGAAAAAAAAGGTAAAAAATGGCAGATAGCAAGATTAGTGATTTGACAGCGTTGTCAACACCAGCAGATGATGATGTATTTGCGGTTGTAGACACTGATGCAGGTCAAACTAAAAAAATAACAGCAGCTAATGTAAAATCGTATGCAGGTGTAACTACAGAAGCAGTACAAGACATTGTTGGTGCTATGTTTAGCAGTAACACAGAAACAGATATTGCTGCAACGTATGAAGATGGTGATGGTACTATTGATTTAGTTGTTAGCGTATCTGCTGGTAATTTACCAACAGCGATAGATGCTGCAAAACTAGGAGACGGTTCAGTATCTAATGCAGAATTTCAAAGACTTGACGGTGTATCAAGTGATATACAAACACAACTTGATGGCAAACAAGCATCACTTACATTTGGTATAAGTAACACTAATGTACCACAGTTTACTACTGGTGTAGCTGATGATGACTTTTTAAGAATAGCAGGAACAAGTGTAGAAGGTCGTTCTGCATCAGAGGTTTTATCAGACATAGGCGGTCAAGCATCTTTGACATTTGGTATAAGCAATACCAATGCTGTAAAGATTGACAGCAGTTCTGTAGCTGACGATGAGTACGCAAGGTTTACAGCAAACGGTTTAGAGAGCAGAAGCACAGCAGAAGTACTATCTGACATCGGTGGACAAGCCAGTTTAACATTTGGCATATCAAACACTAACGCTGTAAAAATAGATAGTAGCTCAGTTGCCGATGATGAGTATGCAAGATTTACAGCTAATGGTCTTGAAAGTCGTAGCACCTCTGAGGTGTTAAGTGACATAGGAGGTCAGGCTGCACTTACTTTTGGTATATCAAATACAAATATTCCTATCTTTACTACAGGCGTGGCTGACGATGATTTTCTTAGAGTAGCAGGCACATCTATTGAAGGTAGATCAGCTAGTGAAGTATTAAGTGATATTGGTGGACAAGCATCACTTACTTTTGGAATTAGCAATACTAACGCAGTTAAAATTGATAGTGCAAGTGTTGCTGATGACGAGTATGCTAGATTTACTGCAAACGGTCTTGAGAGCAGATCAACTGCTGAAGTATTGTCTGACATTGGTGGTATTACTGCTAGTTCTACAGACACATTAACAAACAAAACAATAGATGCTGATGGTACAGGTAATAGTATTACCAACATTGAAAACGCAAACATTAAAGCATCTGCTGCTATAGACGCTACAAAGATAGCAGATGGTTCAGTAACAAGTGCAGAGTTCCAACATCTAGGCTCTGTAACTTCAGATATTCAAACACAATTAGATGCCAAAGCTAGTAAAGGTCTGGCTGTAGCAATGGCAATCGCATTATAGGAGAAAACATGGCACAAGATTTTGAATCAAATGGAGCACAGATTACAAACTCTGCTACAACAATATACACATCAAACAGTGATGATGCTGTTGTAGGTTTGAGACTTGCAAACATTTTGACTACTACAGTTACAGTAAGTGTATTTGTATCTGAGGGTGGTTCTACAACAAGATACCTTGTAAAAGATTTATCTATACCACCAGCAAGTTCAGTAGAGCTAGTGCAAGGTGGTGCTAAATTTGTTTTACAAAGTGGAGATGTTTTAAAAGGGCAAGCTGGTACAGCAGACAGTATTGATGTGTGGGTATCAGTGGTTGACTCAATTAGTACATAGGAGATAGCATGGCAACAATAACTTCAGTCGGAGGCGTTCAGTATATTGGTGACGCACCAGCAGGCGAAACAATACACGAACACGACACAGAAATTAATAAAGATCAAATTATTACAAGTGCAGTTTTTGCAGGTCCTATAACTTTTGCAGCAACTGTTACTGTTACTGGTACAGTTGTTGTTATATGAACAATCCTTACGACAAAAATCAAGATATACACATAGATCGAGGTACAAGAAAACTTGTTGTAAAAAACACACAAGATACAACAAATATTCTTGAACAAAATAAGTGGTCACAAAACAATGTGGAACAAAAAGGAGATATGCAACGCATAGCTCAGATACCTTTGATTGCACTTAAAATTAAAACAAAAGAACGATTTGGACACTCTAATTGGTATAAAGTAGCAAAAGATGAACAGAAAAAAATAATTAGAGAGATGGTAAATAGTAACGAGTTTATGTTCTTTAGAACAGGAGATAAAAGATTATAATGGCATTAGACACCTATACAAACCTTAAAACAGCAATTGCAAACTTTCTTGCTAGAGATGATTTATCTTCAGAGATTGATGATTTTATTGATCTCACAGAAGCAGACCTTAATCGTAGATTAAGAATAAGGGCTATGGAAAACGTATCATCTTTTACAATAGATGCAGAAACTGAGGCACTGCCTACAGGTTTTTTACAAGTCCGTAGTTTTCATTTAGTGCAAAACCCTAAGATTGCTTTACAGTTTATGACACCGTTTCATCAATACGAAACTAAAGGTTCATCGCAAACAGGCACACCGAAAGCATACTCAATAGAAGGATCTAACTTTAGATTTAGTCCGTTGCCAGACACAAGCTACACTGCCAGTCTTGTCTTTTACAAAGCATTAGACTCACTTGATGGTAGCACAGCTACAAATTTTATTCTAACAAATCATCCTGATGTTTATTTGTATGGTGCATTATATTTTGCATCTACATTTATCAGAGGAATGGATCAAGGATCTGTTGCACAATTTAAGGCACAATATGAAGCTGCAATCAAACAAGTAGAAGAAGCAGACGAAAAAGATAAATATAATGGAACACCTCTAGTTCAAAGAACTGGAATAAATATAAACAATTTTGATAACGTAAAATAATGCAAGTACCCTTTGGAGAGTGGCTGCCTGATTTACCAGATCATTTAAATCCTGGTGCAACGCAAGCCAAGAACGTATATCCTGCTGTAAATAGTTACAGACCATTTAAAAGTATTACACAAGCAACAGCTAATGCTTTGGATAACAGAGCACAAGGTGCTGCATCTTTTACATCTGATACTGGTAATGTCAGTATCTTTGCAGGCGACTCTAGTAAACTTTATAGAATACTTGCAAACTCTGTAGTTGATGAAAGTGGTGGTACTACTTTTAATACTGCTGCTAATGGTTATTGGGATTTTGTAAAGTTTGGAGAAAGCATAATTGCTTTTAATGGTGTAGACGCACCTCAAACATGGTCACTTGATACTTCTACAGACTTTGCTGCACTTTCAGGTTCACCACCAACATTCAGACACGCAGCAGTTGTAAACAATTTTGTTGTTACTGGATTTCAACCAACAGCTCAAAACAAAGTACAATGGTCATCTTTTAACAGTGCAACATCTTGGACAGAAGGTGTTAATCAGGCTGACTCAGAAACATTGCCAGAGGGCGGTGTAATTACTGGTGTAACAGGTGGACAGTTTGGTTTGATATTTCAAGAAAACAGAATTACCAGAATGGATTATAGGGGTGGTAATGTAATATTTTCTTTTAGACGTATTGAAGACAACATAGGTGCAGTGCAAGGTAAAACAGTTATCAAAGTAGGTAACCTTGTATATTTTCTATCAGAAGATGGTTTTAGAGTTACAGATGGCAACTCATCTAAACCTATCGGTAATGGTAAAGTAGATAGATTTTTTAAATCTGATCTTAGATTTGCACACAGAGAAAGAGTAAAAGCTGCTGTAGATTATGCGAATAAATTGGTTTGTTGGTCATATCCATCTACTGCTAGTGGTGTGACAGATAAAATTATTATCTACAACTATGAAACTCAAAGATGGTCTATTACAGAACTATCGCATGAGTTTATATTTAACTACATATCTCCAGGTTTTACTGTAGATGAATTAGACAACTATCCATCAACAGGATCTAATAACTTAGATGCTATCAATGTACCATTAGATAGTGATATATTTATAGGTGGGTTGAGGTCGTTTGGTGTGTTTGACACCGATCATAAGTTTGGAACATTTGAGGGATCAAACCTTGAGTGTGAGATAGGCACTGGAGAAACAGAGATATTTCCGCAAAACAGGTCACTGGTAACACACGTTAGACCTATTGTGGACACAACATCAGCTACTGGATCTTTAACTACTAGAAACAGAGTAGGTGACTCACAATCTACGACATCACCAGTTGCAACCATGCACGCTACAGGAACAATACCGTTCCATAAGAGTGCAAGATATTTTAAATTTAATATGCAAATACCAGCAGGCACGACATGGAATGACGCACAAGGTATTGATATAGAAGCTACAAAAGAAGGATATAGATGACATTTTTAGAACAATTACAACAATCAGCAGGTTTACTATCTGAGAACATTGCAAACTCATCACCTTTTGGTAATTACACACCAATGCAGGCATCAGATTTTGTAAATACACCATTTGGTCAACCTATTGCACAAAACAGATTTGTAAATAATCAGTTTCAAATGCCTGATTTAAGTGGTTCTACTTATACACCAGGTAACTTTAGTCTTGCACCAGGTGCAGGATTTAACTTTGGTAATTTAGGAACATACAATCCAGGTGCTTTTAATCAATTCTATCAAGCACCAATGACATCTCCAGCTATGGCAAGAACAACCACAAGAACTGGTGATGGTAGAGAAAATCTTGAAAGATTATTACGTGGTGGATCTGCACCATTAGGAGCAGTAGGAACTCAATTTGTTGGAGATCAAGGTTTTAGAATTAATGCAGATGGAACTGTAACTAAACTTGATGAAGATTCTTTAGATTATAAATTTAATAAGTTTATGTCTGGTTTATTAAGTGCTACTCCAGGTAATCTAATAAGAAATGCTATAGCTGGCACACCACAAAATATATCAGATTTAGCACAACAAGTAGGCAACCAATTTGGTGACGAAGCTGGTGCTAATTTCTTTGCAGAAGCTGCTAAAAATAGACCAAGTGGAGCTTTAACAAGTGAGCAAGCAGATGTTGCAAGACGTAGAGCTTTTCAATCAGGCACAACAACTGGTCCTACAAGAGACCGAGCTGGAAATGTTACCGATCCAGGTGGTCTTAATAGACAAAGAGAAAAAGAAAAAGACAGACTTTCTAGAGAAACTAAAACTTCAAGAGGCTTTTTTGGTGGTAGATAATGGCTAGTAAACAAAACTTAGAATATATCTATCAGTACGTTGATAGCACTGAGGACTTTCAGCGTATTGTTGAGGATTTAGCAAATCAACTTATTACGTATCACAACACTGAAAATCAAGAAGTAGTAGCATGGTTTCTTGCATAAACTGCAATCATCCTTGTCATTGTGATAGAGATGAAACTTGCAGTAAATGTGATTGTGCATATTGTGAACACGAAAATGCATTAGATGAATTTTGGAAAAACTTAAAAGATGGCACATACCTATAAAAATAGCAAAGTAGACTTAACGTCTACAGGAGACACAGTATTATACACTTCACCTGCTGCAACAACTACGATTGTCAAAAGCATATTAGTGTCAAATGATGATACATCTAATGCTTGTCACATAACAGTTACACTACTAAATACAAGCAATACAGTATTTAGTTTATTTAAAGAAAAAAACATAACTGCGAAAACAACTGAGGAATTACTTACGCATCCGATAGTAATGAACACAGATGAAGAACTAAAAGTACAAGCACAAAATGCTGACGATCTTCACGTGGTATGTAGTTATTTAGAGGTTACATGATTGGTGTTGTTCAGATACCTCAAGAAAATATAGAAACAGTTTGGACTTTAGTAGATGATGCTATTACAAAAGCATTAGCTTACTCTGGTCATCATTATAACACAGAAGATGTATTAGACGCTTGTAAAAGCGGTGATAATCAGTTGTGGTTGGTTTGGGATGAAGAGACTGAACCAAAACTAAAAGGTGTTGTGGTTACTAAGATAATCATAAGACCTAACTCAAAGGTTGCAAACATATTCATTTGTACTGGAAAACAAAGAAAACTTTGGCAAGACAGATTGCACGATATTGAGAAATGGGCTAAAGATAATAAGTGTACGCACTTTGAAACTTATGCTCGACCAGGATGGTCTAAATTATTAAAACAAAAAGGGTATAAAATTACCCATTACTTACTAGAAAAGAAATTGGAGGAATAAGTATGTCAAGTGGCGGAAATGAAACTACCACTCAAACAACGCAGCCTTACGCACCTGCGGAACCTTTTTTAAAGGATATATTAGGCGAAGCACAGAATATTTACAGAAGTGGTGTAGGTAGACAGTTTTTTCCAAGCAGTACAGTAGTACCGTTTGCAGATCAGACACAACAAGCACTTAATTTACAGCAAGCAGCAGCATTAGAACAAATGCAACCTTCAACATTGCAAGGTCAAGCTGCAACAACTTTAGGTAATCTTGCTAGTGGTACTGCATCAAATCAATTCTTAGATCAAGTAAGACAAGGCATCACATCTGATGTTTTAAGTAATGTTCAAACACAATTCGGTGGTATGGGTAGAACTGGCACAAGTCCAGCAGCTCAACAAGCAGTTGCACGTGGAGTGACACAAGCCTATGCACCAATCGCTACAGGTTTACAACAGCAAGAAAGAGACAGACAACTTAGAGCTGCAACACAACTTTCACCATTACAAGAACAAATGGATCTTAGAAGATCATCAGGTATCGCATCACTTGGTGGTGTAGGTGCTGCATTTGAAGATTTAGCACGTAGACAATTACAAGATCAGATCGCAAGATTTCAGTTTGGTCAACAAGCACCAATACAAGCATTACAAGATTATGCAGGTTTAATTACACCTATTGCAAGTGGTTTACCTGTTACAATCGCATCTCAACCTGGTGTAAGTCCTTTACAAGGTGGATTTGGAGGTGCTATTGCAGGATCAGCATTAGGACCATATGGGGCTGCTGCTGGTGGTATTTTAGGCGGATTAGGATTTTTAAGTTAGGATAGTTATGGTACAAAAATATTTTAAAGGTTTATTTACAGATCAACCAGGCGGATTATTTGCACCGCCAACACAAGCTGGTCCTATGGGTTTTTTATCTGATCCCAGAGTTGCTTTTGGTTTAACTCTTACAGGTGGCGGCACTGCTCTTGATGCAATATCAGCAGCAAGTCAAGCACAAGATTTATTTGCTCCAAAAGACAGAGACATACGAGTTATCAATAATCAAGCTGTAGATTTGACAGACCCTGAAAACCCAAAACTTCTTGGTGATTATGGAACATTAGAACCTGAAGCAGAGGAAGAAACTTTTTCTATTTTGACAGAATTGGAAAAAAGAACTTTTGGTCTAGATCCAAACAAAACATATCAAAAAAGCAATACAACTGGAAAAGTATCACAAGTAGGAACTGCACCAACCGTAAATATCGAGGGTGACAAAGCAGGAGAAACTAAAGAGCAAGAAGAAATAGGGAAATATTTTGGTGAAAGTTTTACAGAAATTGCTAAATCTGGTGATACATCATTTAAAAATTTACAAGATATTGACACTTTGGAAATGCTTTTAGAGAATACAGATTTTAATACAGGTAGTTTTGGTGAATTAAGAACAACCGCAGAAAAAATAGGTAGTGAGTTTGGTTTAGAATTAGACGTTCAAAATGTTCCAGCAGCAGAGGCTTTTAGAAGTTTATCTGGTAAAATTGTTTTAGGTAATTTACAATTTACAAAAGGTGCTGTATCAGATAGAGAAATGAGTTTTTTTGGTTCTATTTCACCTGGATTACTCATGTCTAAAGACGGAAATGCACTTGTTTTAGATATTGCAAAAAGAAAAGCAAAACTAGAAATTGCTTATAAAAATGAAGCAGTAAAATGGGTTGAAGAAAACGGAGGTTTAAGTCAAAAATCAAAAGACGGAACTTCATGGACTGAGTTTACTAATAATTTTCAACAAAACAATCCACTATTTAGTGATGAAGACAGAGAAGTAATAAAAAATTTATCGGACACTATAGATCCACAATTTGCAGGTAATGACGTAATTGAATTAAATGGTAAAAATTATATTAAAGTGGGTCAGGATTATTACGAATTATGACAAAAATTACAGATCCAAAATTAATAAAAGATTTAGAAAAAAAATCAGGTAATGAATTACCTGAAACACTTAATAAAGTAAAAGATCCTGATTTGGTAAATGCTTTAGATCAAAAGTTTGAACAGGGTTCACCCTCTTACCTTAACAAAGCATACACTGCTATTAGTGACTTTTTTAGCGGAACTAAAAAAACTGAGTATGCAGAGTTGCCTGAAATAGGGAGTTACAAAGGTGAAGGTGAATTTAAAATTGCTTTAGGTCTTAATATCACACCAGACATGAAAGCTCAAGCAGAAATTATACAAGCACAAGTACCAGGAGCAAAAATTTTTAAAGATAAATTTAACAACCCCATAGTTACTATGCCTGATGGTAAATCTTTTTATTTAAACAAACCTGGTGCTAGTCCTCAAGATTTTATACAAACTACTTCACAAATTCTACAATACATTCCAGGTCAAAGTTACGTTGCAAAAAAATTAGGTCAAAGTTACTTAAAAAGAACGATTGCATCTGGAGCAGCAGGAGGTTCTACCTCTATCGCACAAGATTTAGCAGCCATGAGTTTAGGTGCTGAAAATATAAATGCAACAAAAGCTGCAATATCAACAGCAACTCCTATAGTATTTGAAGGTGCAATAAATCCTTTAGTGGGGCTTACTTTTCGTAAGTTGTTTGGTAACCCTAAATATACAGAAATAGTGGAGGGTAAAATTCAACTTAACAAAAAAGGAAAAAAAGCAGCAGAAGCTGCTGGTTTAGATGTTGATAATTTAAGTGAAAGTTATATTCAACAATTTGCAAAAGAATTATCTTCAGGAGTAGATGAAACTTTAGCTTCAGTACAAGCAGGTGCAGGTCAATTTGGTTTTCGTCTTTCTGTTGGTCAAGCAAGTCAGAACGCAGAAAGTATTGCAATTTTACATGAGGCAAAAAAAGGTGCTTTTGGAAGAAAAGCACAGGAAGAGGCAATAGATTTCTTTACTAAACAAGGCATAGATGTTGAAACAAGTGCAAAATCACTTATGTCACAGTTCAACAGAGGTCAACTAGATGAAATGACTTTGAACGATGCAGGAGAGCAAATAGTCAAAGGTTTAAACACTATATACAAAAAGAAATCTGATGAAATAACATCTGCATATAATACAATAGACAAAGATGCTGTCTTTAATGGTCAAGAAAGCAATGTTAAAAATTTAACAAAAAGCATAGACGATGTTTTTAGCAGTGGCAAATTTTTGTTAGATACAGATTTAACACCAGCATCTATAAAAGCAAATAAGGTTGTAAATGATTTTGTTACAAAAATATCAAATAGTAAAAAAGAAAAGGTAAATGATTTAACTATTAATAATTTTGAAGTTGTAAGAAGAAAATTAAGTAATTTTATTGGTTCTGCTAGCACAAAAACCGATAGAGCTTCATCAATAGCAATAAAAAAAGAATTTGATAAATTTTATGATGATGCACTAGATAACGCTTTGTTTGGCTCTGGCGATGATCCTTCTATAATTAACAGTTTGAAAAATGCTAGATATTTGTTTCAAAGAAGAGAAAAATTGTTTGGCGATCAAACTTTTGTAAAAGATGGTTTTACAATAAAAGACCGTACAACAAAAATAATTAATACAATATTACATGACGCAGATGTGACACCTGACAAAACTATAGATTATATTTTTGGATCAGGTGTTTTAGGTTTAAAAGATACAAGTTTAGGCGTGGTAAAAAGACTTAAAACAATTTTTGCAATCGACAAAGGTAATTTAGGTCAACAGGCTGCAAAAAGTAAAGATTTTCAGGCATTACGAACAGCAGCTTTCAACAAAATTATTAGAGACTCTATTAAAAATGGTCAATTTGTTGCTAAAAAATTTTACGATCAATATAAAAACATAATGAACAAAAATTCTGCAATTATGAAAGAGTTGTTTGACCAGAATGAACTTAATTTAATAGACGATTTTACTAATGAGGTTGCAAAAACATTTAAAAACACAGATTTAGTAAATTTTTCAAATACTGCATCTGGTTTAAACAGATTGATGCAACAATTTGGAAGAGGTCTAATAGGTATTGTAGGATTTAAACTAGCAAACATACAAGGTCTTTTAGCTGCTAGGGGATTATTTGACAGAACAAGAGACGTTTATCATCAAAAAACTGCACAAAAATTACTTGAAACAGAATTAAGACCAGCTTTTTATCAAATACCATACCCAAAAGCTACAGCAACAGAGACAGCAATTATAAATGAGCCTTTAGGTGGTATGTCTTTTGAGGCAGCGAAACCACCGCAAGGTTTGATACCAAATAATTAGGAGAACACATGGCAGGAACAGGCGTAGGTAAATACAGCACAACCGCAGGTAACAACACTGACACGCAAACTGTAAACTTTTCTGAAGGTATGGCTCCTTCTAATGTAAACAATGCAGCACGTGAGACTATGGCTAACATCCGTAGTATGTATAACCAAATTGGTGAAGGCTTCTATGAGTTTGGTGATGGTGATGGCACTTACACAGTAGCACGATCTGACTCTGATACAATTACTATTACAGCATCAAGCACAGACTTAACAGCTACATACTATGCAGGTAGAGCTATTCGTATAACAGATAGTTCTGGTAATGTAACAGAAGGTACGATTGTATCTTCAGCATTTTCAAACCCAACCAATACCATCAATGTCTCACAGACTATTGCAGGTACTGGCACACCATTGAAAATAGAATTAGGAATTCAAGGTTCATCATCCGAGTTAGTTGTCGATGGAGACAACGACACTAAAATACAAGTAGAAGAAGGTTCTGATGATGACACAATAAGATTTGATACTGGTGGCACAGAGAGACTACAAGTCTCATCAGCAGGGGCGTTTGCCTTGCAGAGTGCTGGCGGTTCATTTATACATTCAAACACAATATCTAACACATTCAGAATATGTTTATGGTCGGTCCAGTAAGTGTAACAGGAGTTATTACAGTAGGCTCTAATTCTACTGTTGTCGTAATATAAGGAGAAACAAATGGCAGGAATACAAATAGACGGAGTTAATAATAAAATTGACTTTGATGATGATGCAGATACCAGTATATCGTCTGGTACAGATGATACATTAGTATTTGAGGTTGCTGGTGCAACTGATTTTACTATGACAGCAAACAAGTTTGAGGTTGCTACAGGTTCTACTATAGACATGAACGGACAAGAATTAATATTAGATGCTGACGCAGATACGAGCATTACTGCTGATACAGACGATAAAATAGAATTTAAATGTGGTGGCTTAGATACAGTTAATAT